CGGGATGCTTACTTAGCAACCAAATTCCTATCTAAGTTTAAGGGATTAACCTCAGGCTTAGATTTGGACGAAGTTGCCTATAAGAAGTTCGAAGAGTTTGAACTTCTCTGTAAGCATACAAATTCTCGATTTCGGAACCTATCTAACGACCCCCAATTCAGGGGAAGCGTCGTCTGGCTGCATTCCGCAGTCATTCGTAAAATAGATAAGATCCTAGGCGAGTTTAATTCTGAAGAGTTCTTTTCGATGCCAGACTGGGGTCCTGGTGCCTCAACGCTGATAAAGCGACGAGAAGCCAGTTCAGTCAAGAAGTTCCGGCACGAAACCGGAATAACGCGAGATCTGTACAACCTTATCCCGCTTGAGCTTATGGAGGAGTTGTACCCTCCGTGGGCTCAGCAACTACGAGAGATGGGTTACCCAACCTATCAAGTAGGGAATAAGGTAGTCACTGTACCTAAGGATGCGATGACCAATCGTGTTATCGCCATCGAACCTGGAATCAATCTTTGGTTCCAGAAATCCGTTGGCGAGATGATTGGAAAACGCCTTCTGAGGTATGGGGTTGACTTGCGCTATCAAAGCCGAAATCAGCAGTTAGCTTTGAAGGGTAGTAAATCAAACCTTCTAGCAACTGTTGACCTAAGCTCAGCTAGTGATTCCATTGCAAGTTCCGTCGTTGAGGAATTACTTCCTCCGCGATGGTTCCATGTGATGGATGCATGTCGATCTCATTACGGCTCCCGAAGCGCTCAAATGAAAAAGTGGGAGAAGTTTTCCAGTATGGGAAACGGCTTCACCTTTCAACTTGAGTCCCTAATATTCTATGCAGTCGCTGCATGCTGCGCAGAATATATGAACATCAGCTCTGCTGATGTAAGTGCTTATGGCGATGATGTTATATTGCCCTCTGCATGCTTCGGACTGTTCTCCGAGATGTTGGAATTCTACGGCTTTCGTATAAACGTTAAGAAGAGTCATTATGACTCGCCTTTCCGTGAAAGCTGTGGGGCCCATTTCTTCTCGGGAGTTGACATTAAGCCAGTCTATCTTAAAGATAGGCTTTCGTCCGTTCCATCTATATTTAGACTAGCAAACGCTGTTCGCCGCCTCGCTTTCCGAAGAAACGGGAGTAATCCCGCCTTTGGTTGTGATGCTGCGTTTAAAACAGTGTTTGAGCACCTGGTGCACCTGGTACCTAAGGCCTTACGGCTACAGATACCGGAGTCGCTGGGTGATGGAGGTTTCATCAGTAACTTCGATGAAGCTTCCCCTAGCCGGGCTAGACATGGTATCGAAGGATACCGTGTTCGTAACCTGGTGGAAGTAAGCAAAGCTTACAAGGATGAGACAGTGGGCTACTTATTAGCCTCCTTGTGGTCGTTGCCTGATATTCCTACCGAAGATGATAGGTTTTATCAGGTGCAACTGTCAGCTCAACGTTTGTCCGTAAGGTCAATCGTTGAACGCCGTACTAGGCAAACAACGAACGACATCTGGGGCCTCGTAGCACCTGATCTGGAACATAACACTGTTCCTTTGAAGAATGCTACTCGGTTCAAATTGTCGATAAGCCTAGTTCAGCAGTGGTACGA